AAGTCGTCTCGAAGCGTGGCTAGTCAATGTCCCTTCACGATTTGATCCAGGCCGATGCGATCAACGTATTTGCCAACCCGAATGACTTTGCCGAGCCGGTTGTCTACTACAAGAAAACCGGCAAGGCAAGGGCTATATTCATGGTGGTAATTCGTGACGCATTGGCTATCCTGCCAGAGGATGGAGACACGGTAACTCCGGTGTTTCAACTCTCCGGGGCAAACGACATCGTGAAAGGGATAAGCAGCGAAGAATTGAATCTCGGCGGCGATATGATCGCATTCGCTCCGAGGGTTGGCCAACCGGTAGAACGGCGGGAGATAATCCGGCTTTTGGAACATGACGAAGGAATGATTTTGCTGCAATGTCGCTAACCATCTTGGAGTCGATAGCAGACGTTTTGCACGATCGCTTATCAGCGATGATCGGCGATACTGTCAACTATCCAATCGACGTTCAAGAAGTGCTAAGGCCAACGCAGTACGGCAACTTCACGCCAAAGGACAGGCAGATACTTTTGACGCAAGGGCCGATGGTTCCGGTGCCTGAGTTATCGTGCTCAGGTGCTCCGCCAGCGGTTGCATTTAATCAGCAATTCAATATCCGATGCCACTTGAGGCAAGACGAAAGAACGACCGATCCAGTCGATCAGTTGCTTAATGCTTTCGTCGCGGACGTTCGCAAGTGCGTATGCCAGCCTTACGCATCATGGCACACTATGGGAGGGTACGCACTCATGGCAACTTGGGGCACGGTCCAGCCGTTTACCAGCGAAGCCATCGAGGGTGCAAACCTTCCGCTTGTGGTTACTTACCGAGTTTCCGAAGACGATCCATATACTCAGAGGTAGCCATGATTTTCGATTTCAAGGTTGACGACGAAAAAAAGAATCAAGCGATCGATCGCGTCAAAGACTTCGCCAGCGGTATGGAAAAAGCATTCCGCAATTCGTTTGAGGAGTCGGTCTTGGAAACAGGCAGGCGATCGCAACGCGAGATCAGGACCTTGGTCAACTTGTCTAGGGCCGACGATGGGTATATTCAAGCCATACCAGGATTGAGCCAGCGATACCTTGAATCGACAGCGAATCTCAAGTTACTCGATAGGTCGGTCCCTCTCAGGGCGTTCAAGGCTCGTCAGACACCTGAGGGCGTTGAGGTCGAATTGACCAGGGCGGGAATCTCGAAGAAAGTTTATCGAGGAGCCTTCGGTCCAAAGATTGCCAAACTCGGCGGCGATGTTTACCGCAGGGCAGGCCGAAAGCGATTCCCGATCATCAAGATCGCAGACCTGAAAGTAACTGAGATCGAGGGCGTACCGGCAACATTCCAAACGCAGGTCCAGCGGTATCGGGAAGTAATGATCAAACGGCTAGAAAAGGCCAAAGCAGAACTGAAAACCAAATACGGAGTGAATTATGTTGCTACTTAAAAGCGCGGTGCTAGGGTCGAAAATCGAGGCTTCAATCGGGGCTGCGGAAACGCTAGCTGCTGCTGATTGCACGATCAACGCGTATAACGTAGTTATCAATCCCGAATTTGAATTCGAGGACCGGCAGGGCCAAGGCGGATTCGGTCGCTTGGCATCAATCCCAGGGGCTCGAAGGGGCAGGGCTACATTCTCGGTCGACATGGCTTACGATGGGTCGGCGGTACCGGCATGGGCGTCTACGTTTCTCCCAGCTTGCGGATTGACGCTATCGACAGCGACTTACAAGCCAAAGACTGAGGCACCAGGATCCAACGTCAAAACGCTCACTATCGCGGCTTTTGTCGGTGGCATTCGGCGTCAAATATACGGGGCTGTAGGGAATGCTCGGTTCATTCTTCCGACTGGACGCATGGGGCGGATTGAATTTGATTTTCAGGGCGTCTACAGCGACGAAGCAGACGTTGCGACTCCATCCTCAATCAATTACGTCAACACGCTACCGCTTCGCGTTGCAGGCGGCTCGGCGTCTTGGGCGTCAAGTACCGTTTGCATGGAATCGGCAACGATCGATTTGGGCAACGTGATTACGGCAAGAGAATGCCAAACCTCGGCAGCGGGGATCGATTCTTTTGTGATTACCGATCGCAATCCAAGGGTAACTGGCAATCCTGAATCCAAGCTGATCGCAACCCAGGACCGATACGGCCAGTTCAAGGCGGGGACTGAAGGGACGTTATCGTTCACGATCGCAGGTCCGTCGACATCGACGCTTGTGTTTTCGATGCCAAAGGCTCAAATAGTGGCCAAACCAATGGGCGATCGCGGCGGGATTATGATCGACCAGATCGAATGGCAAGCAAACAAGAACGTAGACACGGCAGATGAGGAGCTGTCGATAATTTTCAACCATGCAGCATAACGACACTTTCGAGGGGACAGTTGAAGGGATCGACGCGGTTTTCAGTTTCAAGAAATTGAAATTTCGAGATACCGAAAAGGTGCTTTCGCTGATTGAGGATTTCCGAAGCGGCAACAATGCAAAAAAGCAGGTCGGTTGCATCCGAGAGGCTTTTGAGACTTGCGTTGCTAGGTGGTCGCGGGTCGAGCCTCTTTCCGATTGGGACTTGGTGATTGACCTGCAAGAAGCGGTCAAGGTTTTGAACGTGGCTTTGAAGGGACATCACCCCAGCGAGGCCGACGCAAAAAAATAAGGGTGGCCGCATACCTGAAATGCGGCGAGTTGTGCGGCTCTTGCAGTCGTACAAGATGCGAGAATGAGCCAAGCGAAGCGATGCCGGTTTCCGTGCCTTGCCCAAGGTGCGACTGCGGAGGATGCGACGCTTGCGACGGTCGAGGGTACTTCGATTTGACTGAGTGCCCTAGACAGTTTGTTGGTCATCGAATTAGTTCGGCTAGCAACTTATCGCGGTTCGTTGGTCAGGGTATTTTGCCTGAGTCCGGCGGATTGTTTGATCAAGATGCGTGGCTTGTCAATGTTTGGAATCACTTAGAATCCGATACTCAAAAGATCGAGGAGGAGCGGCGAAAGCGGCGTTAAGCGATGGCAGACCTCGAAGTGACATTGGGTGCGAAAAACGAAGCCAGCGAAGTCTTGCGACAGTTTCAGCAAGACTTCCAAAACGCTGGGCAGAATATCCAATTTTCGCTTCGCGGTCTTGGTCAACTCGCAGGATTAACGGCGGTTGTCGTCGGAGTGGTTGAAGGTGCCAAGGCGATCGCCAACTTTGCGACGTCGAGCGTGACTGCTTTCGACGAGGTCAATAAGTCAGCAATCAGGCTCAATGAGACGCTAGCGGTCCTGCCCAATGCCGCAGGCGTTTCGGGCGATCAACTCTCTAGACTTGCCGAGCAACTTGAGCGAGTAACAAACGTCGATCAATCGCAGATCGTCAACCAGATGACGGCAGCGGCTCGTCGCGGTGCGGATCCTGGGCAACTCGATGAAATGGCCGAAGCGGCTATCGGGCTTGCTAGGGTCTTCGATCGAGACCTAGGTTCGGCGATGCGACTTGTCGAGCAAGCGACTCAAGGAAACTTTGAGGCATTCCGAGGATTGATACCACAGATCGATGCGTTGGCCACCGAGGAGGAAAAGCTAGCAGCGGTTAGCAAGTTGGCTCAGACTGGATTAGAAAATAAGGCTCAGGCGGCTAGGTCTGCTTTGGAGTCCTCGGAAGCCTTGCACGTTGCAACCAAGCAGCTGTATCAGACTGTTGGGGCTTTAGTGGTCCCGTTCAGAGATGCAGTCTACAAGGGCATGGTATTGATTTCTGATTTCATCAACGGCCAACTCAATCCCGACTTCGACACTTTCGAGCAAACGATTCAGCGATTCAAGGATAGCGTTTCCAATGTTGCTATGGAGGTCGCGGAGGCGTTCGTTACGGGATTTACTATCGCAGAGTTTGCGGTTAAAAACTTCTCGGATTCGCTGAGGGTAATGGTTGACGGTATTACCTTGCTGATTGTTTCAATGTCGCAAGAGATACCGTTTCGATTCCAAGAAATGGCGATCCAAATGTCTTGGCTTGTTGAGAACATCGGAGCGATAACCGCAGTAGTCGCGATGGGAAAAACTACCTTTGCTGAAGCGTTCCAAGATATGCCGACGCTAGGCCAAAGGGAGATTACCAAACTTGAAGAATCACTAGCCAATTCAATCAACGAAAGATCTATCGGTTTGGTCGATGAGTTTGCAAGGACGCTCAACGAAAGAATCGCAGGACTGAGGCGAGAATTCCAAGTTCCATTCGATGTTAATCTCGCAAGAAACCAACGCCCACAAGCAGGGACAGGATTGCAGAATCAACTACGCGACTTGCAAGCGTTCGAGTCGCGGATTCTCACCCGTGGACCGGCTCAAAGTCCAGTTGATAAGATCGCGGAGAATACGGCCAAAATGGTCGAGGCTCAAAGAGATACCACCAGAGCGATTGAGGGCCTAGACGTTTCCCCATCGACCAACGTCAACCTTGAGGAGATCCGGTAATGCTCAATGATAAGATCGTCTCAGTTGATTTGATGTGGTCCAATGCTGGGGGGGATTTTGCGTCAACCGACAATTTCCGCAAGTTTACCGGGGCGATCAATTCCGCGTATCAAGTCTTTACGACTTACGACGCAACTATCAGCGACGTAATTCAAGCTCCCGGCATTCCGGCAGCGGGGTCGAGTTATTCGGCTGACTTCCCGTACGTTTATGCCGAGCAAGCAAGGCCAGAGAAGATCAGCCCGATCTATTGGATCGTGCACGTTGCATACAATGGAGAAGTCAATTTCAGCGGCCAAAACAATCAGCCTCGCAGTCCGGTCTTGACGCCAGCGGTGATTGATTGGGACGACGTAGAAGTGGAATTGGAGATCGACGAGGATTACGACGGCAATCCAATCGTAACTCCCAACGGAGAGCCGATAAACGGGGTTCGTCGGCTCTTTGCCGATCAGACAGTGACGATCCAAAAAAACATGCTTATCTTCAATCCGTTCGTACAGGCTCGCTACCGTCAAAGCGTCAATGCCGATCCTTTCCTTGGATGGCCACCGGGCACGGCCAAGATGCAAAAGTTCCAAGCCAAGTCGGTCAGGTCAAGCGAAGTCGACGGAGGCGGTTATTGGCAGGTCACAGCGGTTATTCAATTCCGATGGCCCTACAGGACGACACCAGAAAAGGCTTGGTATTCACGCAACAGGATCGAAGGCTACTACAAGCGGGTCATTGTCCCAGGTGCTCCACCATTGCCGAATGGAGATCCGAAGACCGAGATAACCAGAGCAACTAGGGCAGGCGAACCAACGGCAAAACCCGTCCTGCTAAATCCTCAAGGATTCCAGCTTCCCGATGTTGTTCCTCCAGGCATCCAGACTGCCCACTGGAAGGAAATCAAACTTTACGAGCCACTCAGTTACAATGCACTTGGTTTACTACCCTAAGGAATAAAAATGGCAACATTAACCAACGTTTCAATCATCCTTCCCGATGGCGGCATTTCCAACGTGGACCTATCCGCTAATGCCAACATCGATCCAAGCAAGATGGCACAGAGGACATTCGCGGAGTATCATGTGCCGTGGACTGCTTTCAGGGTTTGGGACGCACTTACTACCAATCCCGTTTCGGCAGCGGCTAACGATGATCTGGGGCTTGTCACAGGCACTTGGGGTTCGGCGGTCAACAAGATAACCGCAGGCGATTGCAAAGCGGCTACAACAACTCGGAGGATCTACTTGGCGGTTCCGGTCCCTCCGAATTATGACGACGGCGAAACAATTCGCTTGAGGGTGAGGTCCAAGATGGAAACAACCCTATCCGATACGTCTTGCACGATTGATGCGGAGGCGTATATCGCCAACGATGGCACGCTGACAAGCGATCTAGTTAGCACGGCGGCTCAATCGATGAACAGTTTGACGGCGGCTAACTACGATTTCACGCTCTCTAGCGGGTCGATCGATCCAGGCGATCTAATCGAGGTCCGGCTGACGGTTGCTTGCGTCGATGCGGCAACAGCAACGGCGGTTACTCCGGCGATCTACGAGGTCGCTTTACTCTGCGATACTAGGGGCTAGTATGCCTGAGAAGAACGTCGGATTCTACAGTCCAGCACTTGCAAAGCGGATTAGGGATAATTCGTTTGCTTGGGAGCGCGAAAGCCAAGCCAAGCCGGTGACGGTCCAAAGGGCGATACCAGATCCGATCTACTTCTACAACGCTTCGAGCCACACAATACCGGCGTATGGCTGTATCCAGATCGTCGGGACTGAATCGATCGACGATCAGTATATTCTCAAAGTCGATCGCCCTTTCGACTATACCGATTCGGTGATGGGTCCGTTCCTTTTTAACGGTCCGGCTGAAGTTGAGGCCAACGGTCTTGGTACGGCTCAATGGGGACCGATCTACCGGGCTATCAGCGATGGAGGGACGTACTCGATCGGTACTCGTTTTGGTCCCATCGCTTCATCGTTTGAAATGGGTAAGGGGCCTCTGTACACCTACATGGGCCAGGATGACGTTGTCGAAGATTGCGTTCGTCTAATCGCTTGCGAGACGCCTCTATTGGCGATTGCAGACTCTAGTGGCATATCGGCCAACTCAAGCGGAACGGTAGTTGCAAAACAACCGGCAAGCGGTAATTGGACAGCGGGGACGGTCAGCTACACCGCTTGGAATCCTACAGGCGTTGGGATCGCTTCTAACGCGTTGTGTCTGATCTATCCTGTTGATGCCAAGTGGGTCGCGTTGGAGCTTTGCTAATGGGTGGAATCGGTCGCTGCTGTTGCCAAGGGTGCGAATGTCTTACTCAAGAGGAGTTGCCGAATATCTCGATTTCTGGAATGACCGGCGGGATTTGGCAGGAAACCGAATGCTGCTGGATCAGGACGTTCACGTTTAACAGCCAGCAAGCGGTAACGACAACTTGCCTTCCGGTGCACTCAAAGAGCGATTACACGGCGATCTGCGAGGCGGATATTTACGCCGTAAAATCTCCATTGCCACCGCTATTCGAGGATGAGTGCCAAGAGTGGCCCTTGCCGTTGGAGTATTGTTGCAGTAGCGATGCACCATACTTGCTAGCGAGTCGAGAGGCAACTTGCATGGGCACTTGGCAACAGCGAATGAGGGTCAGTTACAAAGCCAAGGACATTGTTGTAAAAGCGAGCCGACAGAATGTGACCTGTGATGGGGTCACTGAGTGCAAACTGGTTTTGTATGCAACTTACAACTACGAATACAACTTCTTGGTAATGACCGAGGAAGATTCTGATACGAGTTATTCCATCACAACCTCGGAAAATCAATCTTGCGTTCAGCAAGGCGATCCAGATCCGCCATGCAGCGAAGAGCTTGTGGAACCGTCGGTTAGTTTTGATTGCACTACGCCACTAGACACAGGACTATTTGGTTTCAGTTTTTCGAGGGTCAAGATTTACGATGCGTGGCCTACGGGCGCGGTTCAATTCACCAATGCGGACATTCTCGAAGAAGGTTGTTCCACTCCGATTTGCAACGAGGATGAGTTTATAACGCAGGCTTGCATTCAAATAACTGGCGATCAGTGCAAGTTCACTTGTCCGGTGGGGACGCTAACGACCGAGCAGATAACACCGAGAAACGTTTGCGATGCTCCATTTAATCAGTACGCTTTCGAGTGCCTAGGTGCGTTTTCGATTGTGACGTCTTGCGGCCACAACGAGGGAGACGATAGAACTTGCACGCCAATAACGAGGGGCAAGATTTACTATCCACCGGTAGACAACTTGATTTGCCAGGATGAGCATCAGTGTCAGGGGTTCGGAATAACCTGGGAAGATCCCAATTCGTATGGCTTTTTTGGTAACAACCAAGTGCCACTGGTTGGAGATTTATTCGTTGACGGGTTTTATCCTGGTTTCATTGTGCCTTGCATAGCTTCAGCAGATCCGTTACCTGCTGAGTGCGAATGGGGTGACGATCCATGTGGCGGAGATTACGCAAGAAACAACTTCCCGTTTTTCGATTCATACTTCGACGACATAACCGCATATTCCTATTCGGCAACGTGTAGCAATACAACTCAATCCCTTTGCGTCAATGCACCATCTTGGACAATAACATTCGCATAAAAACGATCGTTATAAGCGGCGACAAGCCAAGCCAATTCGCAACTGCGATTACGCAGCGGCGAGAGGGTATGAGGGAGATTGTATCTAAAGGCAGAGCCAACCCTTGGACGCCCATCCATGACGGCACGGTACGCGATGCTGAATCGCTAGCGAAATGGGAATTGCTCATTCCTGCTTATGGATGCAAGTGCCGAAAAGATTACATGGCCTACAAAGCCGAGAATCCACCGGATTTAAGTTCTGTGGAGTCGATTTGGTTGTGGGGATTCCATCTCCACAATTGGGTTAACCGCAAGCTCGGGAAGTTAGAAATCACGATCGAAGAAGCATACTCGATTTGGAGGAAAGACGATGGCCTGGACGATCAACAAAATCAGTCGAAACGTATGTGAGATAAACATCGACTTGACCAGAAACGCCGACTGGGAGCAATGGGTACTGCTTCGATCGGATGTGCATCACGACAACCCAAAATGCAACCAAGACCTAGAGCGAGTGCACCTTGATGAAGCCGTCCAGTATGACGCTCCAATCATCGACAATGGCGATCTGTTTTGTGCGATGCAAGGCAAGTGGGACAAGCGAGCCGACAAGAACGCTTTAAGAGAGGAGCATCGAGGGTCCAACTACTTCGATTTGCTAGTTGAAACAGCGGCCAAGTTTTATGAGCCATACAAAGATAACTTCGCTGTCCTCGGCAAAGGCAATCACGAAACGGCGGTGACAAAGGCCCACGAAACAGACTTGACGGATCGACTTGCAAGCAGGATGCGTGCTCACGGCTCGAGGGTTGAGTCGAGCGGCTACGGCGGTTTTGTTATCTTTCGATTTGTCGATGCGATCCAGAAGGGACATCCATCCAAAGACAAAATCAGGCCAGTAAAAGACTCGAAAGTCCTCTATCACTTCCACGGCTCAGGCGGTGGAGGTCCAGTGACGCGCGGAGTGATTCAGACAAACCGACTCGCTGTTTTCCAGCCCGATGCCGACATTGTTTTGACGGGACACACTCATGACGAATGGAGTGTAACAATCCCAAGGATGCGACTGACACCCAAGGGAGAAATCTATCACGACGAGCAGCTCCACGTCCGTTGCCCAGGGTACAAAGACGCATGGGCTGATTCTTACGCAGGATGGGAAACCGAAAGGATGCTAGGACCGAAGTCACTTGGTTCGGCGTGGCTTCGTTTTTGGTGGAACTGGCGGACGATGTCGGTCATGGTCGACACTGTGCGAGCGAAATAATGCCAGACAAGTCCATCCCCTGCGAGATCCGCGAACAGCCTTGGACCTGCCTATTCACTTCGGATAACCGCATCCTTGGTCCTCGTAACGTCGGGCGGTGCGTTTACCAAGACCAAACAATCGCAATCCGCAAAACGCTCACGGGCTCCGAGGCGATCGGGACCGTAATTCACGAATGGCTCCACGCCCATTGGCCGGACCTAGCGGAACATGCCGTTTTGCAGGCTGAATCGGAGCTAATCTCCCTCCTTGATTCGCTCGGAATGCTTGCCGACGAGTGGGCTAGCGACG